CTCTACCCCCAAGGGTATGAATATGTACTACAAGCTATGGGTTGAAGCGAAAGAGGGTCGCAACAGCTACAAAGCGATTGAAGTGCATTGGAATGCTGTGCCGGGCCGCGATGCTGCATGGCGAAAGCAAGAAATTGCAAACATGGGAGGCGCGAACGGTGGCGAGGAGTTGTTCAGGACTGAGTATGAATGTGAGTTCATTGGTTCGACGGCCACACTTATCGCACCAGATGCTCTCCGTAGTCTTGCCTTCAAAGATCCGATCTGGCAGAATTTTGAAGGGCTCGAAATGTATTACAAGCCCGAACCGAACCACATCTATGTGTGTTGCGTCGATACGTCACGTGGAGTAGGACTCGACTATAATGCATTCACGATAGTTGACATCACCGAGATGCCATATAAAATTGTCTGCCAGTATAAAAATAACAAGATAGCGCCGCTGCTCTTTCCCAATGTCATAGGGCCCGTCGCTGACAAGTACAATACGGCATATGTGCTAATAGAGATCAACGACATCGGTGGCCAGGTGGCCGACTTAATGCATCATGATTTGGAGTATGATAACCTCATCATGGTGAGTGTTCGTGGTCGAAAGGGACAGTGCATCGACGGCGGCTTTGGCAAAGGTTCGACACAGTTTGGAGTTAAGACCACCGCGAAGGTCAAAAATGTGGGGTGTTCTGTCTTGAAATCCATGATTGAAGAGGAGAAGCTGTTAATCGAACAGTTAGACATTATCAACGAACTTTGCAGCTTTGTCAAGAAAGGTCCAAGCTACCAGGCCGAAACAGGGGCCAACGATGATCTGGTGATGACTTTGGTGCTGTTCTGTTGGTTGTCCACTCAGACCTACTTTAAGGAATTGACAAACGTGGACATTCGTAAGCAGCTTTATCATGAAAAAATGAAACACATGGAAGAAAATATGCTTCCTACAGGATTTTTTGGACTTGAAGGTGCTGATGACGACGTAGAAATTGATTCTGATGGTAATGTTTGGAGTAGAGTAAATGACACAGAGCGGGATGACCAACTCGGATGGTAAAGCAATGCCGAAAAGCATCAATCCCTAAATATTTGGCATGATCCATGAGTAAAATGCTCGTAAATCAGGCCGAATTGAGCTAGGACGAGCAATAAAGGAGTTCACCCAATGGTATTTCAACTGAGCCCGGGGGTCCAGGTATCGGAGATTGATCTGACGACAATTGTCCCGAGTGTAGCAACTACAGCGGGCGCGGTCGTGATCGTGTCTCAATGGGGACCAGCCGACGAACGTGTATTAGTCAGCAGCGAACGAGAATTGCTGGCAGCGTTCCGTGGCCCCAACAATGATAATTTCGAACACTGGTTTACAGCAAATAACTTTCTTGGTTATGGTAACAATCTCCAGGTTGTTCGAGCTATCGCTAATGACGCTAGAAATGCATCGGTGGCAGGTGATCCTGCATTCACTGGTGTAATCAGAAACGAAGAGGACTATGAGAATACTTCTAATGCAGTTCTCTTGAGTGCTGGTGAATGGATTGGTAAGTTCCCCGGTGCCCTCGGTAATAGCCTTGAGGTAAGCATCTGCGACGGCAAAAATACGAAGCAAGAGTTTACTGACTCCAGTGCGTTTGTCCTCGGTGAGGATCTGACGATCGGCGAAACGGTTACGGGTGGCACTTCGGGTGAAACCGCAACGGTAGTCCTATTCACGCCGGCTGCCGTGGGACAAACTGGTTCAACCCTGCTGGTCGATGGTGTAACTGGAACCTTCGTGGATGGTGAAACTGTCACCGGAGGCACGTCTGGTTTTACTATCACGATTGCAACCGATGGTATCAGAGCCAGGTCAGAATACGACCTATGGCCATTCAAGAATCTATTCAACGGTCAGCCCGCCACTTCAGACTACGTTGCTTCACGAAGCGGCACCCAAGACGAGTTCCACTTCGTGGTAATCGACAAGGACGGTCTTTGGACCGGTGAAGCTGGTACAATACTAGAGCGTTTCGAGTTCCTTTCTAAGGCCTCGGACGCTCGTAAGAACGATGGTTCCAAGGCATATTACCGCGATGTCATCAACGAGGACTCACAATATGTGTGGTTCGGTGACTTCCCTGCTGGCACAAGCAATTGGGGCGATCCTGCGGATGCCCTGAGCGTCGATTATGATGAGATCGGAATTCAAGATGACGCCCTTTCGGGTGGATCGACCGGTGCAGCACCGTCAGATGGTGACATCCTTCAGGCATATGACCTGTTTGCTGATCCCGAGGAAGTTGATATCTCTCTGCTACTCGGTGGACCGGGAAGCGTTGCGGTCGCTATCGCACTCATCGGTATTGCTGATGATCGAAAAGACTGTATCGCGTTCATCTCACCAGAGAAGGATGATGTTATCAATAACACTGGTGACGAAACATTAGATACCATCGACTTCCGTAATCAATTGCCATCAACGTCTTATGCGGTTCTTGACAGTGGTTGGAAGTTCCAATTCGACAAGTTCAATGACGTATTCCGTTTTGTTCCTCTCAATGGAGACATTGCTGGACTCGCGGTACGCACCGATGAAGTTGCAGACCCGTGGTTCTCACCGGCAGGTTTCAACCGTGGTCAGATTCGTGATGCGGTGAAGCTCGCCTTCAATCCAAACCGAACGCAACGCGACGAGCTTTATCAGGTTGGTATCAACCCGGTTGTTTCGTTCCCAGGTCAGGGTACGGTCCTCTTTGGTGATAAGACCTTGCTCTCACGACCAAGTGCGTTTGATCGTATCAACGTTCGACGTTTGTTCATCGTGCTTGAAAAGTCGATCGCCAAGGCTGCTCAGTTCAGCTTGTTCGAATTCAACGACGAGTTTACTCGTTCGCAATTCAGACAGCTTGTTGAGCCGTTCCTCCGCGAAATCCAGGGTCGCCGAGGCATCACGGACTTTCGTGTTGTCGCTGACGAAACCAACAATACTCCAGAAGTGATTGACCGCAACGAATTCGTTGCTGACATCTTCATCAAGCCTGCTCGCTCGATCAACTTCATTCAATTGAACTTTATCGCAGTTAGAACGGGAGTTGACTTCAATGAGGTTGGTGGATAAGCATACATATTCCTAAAGGAGTTAGTAACAAATGTCAATGAGAATAGACAGTTTCAAGGGAGCACTATCAGGTGGCGGCGCACGTCCGAACCTGTTCCGTGTCACCTGCGGATTCCCGTCTGCGTCATCCAGTGCCCTTGCAACAGGCCTTGGTGCTGCTGCTGGTGCCATTGGTGGTGCTGTCGGTGGTATCGTCGGCGGCGTTTCGAATGTTCTTGGTGGTGGTGGACCCGCCCGCAAGTTGAACTTCCTTTGTAAGGCTGCGAGCCTTCCGGCCTCAACAATTGGTACTATCGAAGTGCCTTTCCGCGGTCGTCAATTGAAGGTTGCTGGAGATCGCACGTTTGCTGAATGGTCGATCACGGTCATCAATGATACGGATTTTGCCATTAGGAATGCGTTCGAGGAATGGATGAACGTCATCAATGCTCACGTGGCAAACGTTGGACCGAGTGGTTTGAATTCTTATATTCAGCAAGCTCAGGTCGAGCAGTTCACCCGTGAGGGCCCAAGTCTGAATCCTACTTCACTCAAGACCTACCTGTTCGAAGGTTGCTGGCCGTCTGAGGTTGGCGCTATTGATCTTTCTTATGAAAGCGGTGATACAATTGAAGAATTCACCGTGACGTTGCAGTACCAGTACTGGACATCCAACACTACTAGCTAAGCGAAAGTTTTCTTAGTGAGGATTTTATACTATGCCTTTGCCTTTGCCTTTTGGCTTGGAACTTACCCGAACCCCGAAATCTGTTAGGGACGAAAAGAAAAAAGAATCGTTTGTTCTCAGAGATGAGGCTGATGGTTCTCTTACTGTTGAACGCGGTGCAGGTTTCTTTACCAGTACCTTTTTGGATGTTGGTGGAGCGCCAGGTCAAACCGATTTCGACCATATAATAACCTACCGTGGTTTGGCACTTCATCCTGAAATTGATAGTGCCATTGATGACATTGTGAATGAAGCGATTGTTGCTGACGAAAGAAAGCCGATCATTCAATTGAATCTTGACAATGTAGAATTCAAGGGCGTCAAAAGCGTCGATAAAATCAAAGAAAGAATACAAGAGGAATTCGCACACGTCGTTCGATTGATGCGGTTTCAAACAAGAGGACATGAAAAGTTTCGTAAATGGTATATTGATGGACGTTTGTATCATCATGTTATCGTTGATGAAGCAGATGCGAAGAAAGGAATCTTAGAGATTCGTGAAATTGATCCTCTGACCATTCGTAAGATTCGTGAAGTCGAACGTGAATTGGATCCAAAAAGTGGCATCGAGATACCCAAAGTTGTAGATGAGTATTACATCTATAATGAAAATGGATTTCAGGATGCCAGCGGCATGGGTGGTGGTAGCAGTAACAACCTTATCGCGGGCGTTCGAATCAATATAGATGCGATTTCGTTTATTCATTCGGGCTTAATCGTTGAGCTTCCATCTACTAGGGGACCAGCAAACTCCTCTGCGGCAGGACGCAATCGGTCCAAGAGAGTCTTTGGTTACTTGCACAAAGCTCTGAAGCCGATGAATCAGTTGAGATTGCTTGAAGATGCGGTGGTGATCTACCGAATTTCAAGAGCCCCTGAACGTAGAATCTTCTACATTGACGTGGGTTCTTTGCCGAAGGTAAAGGCAGAACAGTATCTCAAAGACATCATGAATCGTTACCGCAACAAGCTGGTATACGATGCAACGACAGGTGAGGTACGAGACACACGACGACACTTCTCTATGCTGGAGGACTTCTGGCTTCCGAGACGTGAAGGAGGACGAGGAACAGAAATCACGACCTTGGCGGGCGGTGAAAACTTGGGCGAGATGGAAGATGTGGAATTCTTCCTGAAGAAGCTGTATAAAGCATTGAACGTGCCCATTTCACGATTGGATCCTGAGCAGGGTGTTCAGGGTTTGGGACGAGCGAGCGAAATCACCAGAGACGAATTGAAGTTTTCGAAGTTCGTCTCTAAGATTCGCAATAAGTTTTCGGAACTCTTTATGAATCTGCTGAGAACGCAGGTAATCATGAAGGGTATCTTGACTGATACCGATTGGGAGCAGATCGTAGAGGACCTACACTTTGATTGGGCGCGAGATTCACACTTCGCTGAATTGAAAGATGCCGAGATCCTGCGTGAGCGTCTTGAGCTTTTAGGAAGTGTAAGCGAGGCAGTTGAAGCTGGCTTCTATTCGACATTATGGATCAGAAAGAACATTCTACGTCAATCTGATGAAGAAATCAAACAGATCGACAAAGAAGTAAAGAAGGAAAAGAAGGAAGCTGAGAAAGAAGAAAATGGTTTCGATGCTTCTGAAGAGGATGATAATGGGTCTGGTTTTTCTGGGAGCACACGTTTCAGTGGAGAATCGAAACCTGAATCATCAAAGGAAAAAGAGAAAGTAACACCTAACGGAGAATCTTAATGAGTAACGAAACACAGAATATGATTAACGCTGCTACCAACAACGATGGTGCAGCATTCAAAGCATCGTTTGAGGCAGTGATTAATCAAAAGGTTGGAGATATTTTGCAGGTACAGAGGCAAGACATTGCCCAGAATATCTTTGGTAATATTCGTGTGCCCACGCAGAATGAAGCCACGCTCGATGAGGGAAAGAAACTCGCCGGAGGATGGATACGAAAGGCGTTTATTCCAAAGGATGCTAAGGGCAAGGCATCGGCGAAAAAGGGTTTCACTATTCAACTCATTGCTCCCAGCGGAGAAGATCGTCTGTTCAAGAACCTTGAAGATGCCGAACAATTCCACAAGCAGAATAAAGGCGACCCGAAGTTCACGAAGTAAAGAAGAAGTTTCCTAACATC